GTGGCATCGACATTGGTAGAGCCGTCGAATTGAAGATGGCTTACAACGCAGGTCGCGAATATATGCACGGAAAGCTGGCATGAAAATCGATCGGACTCCAGGCGTCATCGCCGCACTTGATTACCTCGGCATTGATGTTGGCACCATGCCAGTCATCGGACGCACCAACCATCCATTTCCAAAGCGCAAACCGGATAACTGGAAAAGCATTATCGCAGCATTCAAACTTAGGTTCAGTTAATTTCTCACCCACATACAAAACACATGAACGACAACATAGAAACAAAACCAACGATTAAACAGCCGACTCTCAAGGAGATGATCGGCGGAGAAAAGTTCCGTGAGCAAGTAGCTTTGGCATTACCAAAGCACATGACTCCTGAGCGGTTCTCACGCATTGCTCTCACAGCATTGCAGCGCACACCAAAGTTGCAGGATTGCACGCAGGCAAGTCTATTCAAATGCTTGCTAGACCTTTCTGCCGCAGGTCTTGAGCCAGATGGACGACGTGCTTATCTGATTCCATACGGATCTGAATGCACTCTGATTTTGTCATATATGGGCATGATCGAGCTTGTTCGTCGCTCCGGTGATGTTGTCAGCATTCGCTCTGAACTCGTTTGTGAGAATGATGAGTTCGTATGGGAAAACGGCAAAATCACGCACAAGGTCGAATGGCGTAAACCTCGTGGAGAAATCCAGGCTGTGTACGCAGAAGCTGTACTCAAATCCGGCGAGACTCAAACCGCCACCATGACAAAGGATGAAGTGGATGCCATCCGCAAGCGTTCGCGCTCTGGTAACTCTGGCCCATGGGTTACGGATTACGGTGAGATGGCAAAGAAAACCACTTTGCGCCGACTGTGCAAACTGTTGCCACTTGCTAGCGAGATCGCAGAGCACATCGAGAAAGATGGCGATGTCGTTCTTGAACGTGACATAACTCCAAAACCAACCGCAAGCCTTGCGCTTCCTTCGATGCAGGAGGTGGCGGAATGATTATCTTAGACGAACAAACTTATAGGTCGCATCCGGCTGCTAATTTCAGCAGCTTGAAGACCATCCTCAAATCGCCAAAGCATTATCAATCGTCCCTCAAAAAGACGTTTGAGCCAACGATTGAGATGACTATGGGGACGATTATTCACGAGGCTATTCTCGAAGGCAAACCATACAGCCACACCGTTAAGCCTGTTGATATTGATCTCCGGACCAAAGAAGGAAAGGCATGGCGCGATAAACACGCTGGCATGACCATTCTTTCTCTGGCTGAGCATGCAACAGTTGTCCGCACTGTTGAGGCTGTCCGCAATAGCCCAGATGCTCAATACATGCTCAACCTGTGCAAGCAGCGTGAGATTGGCATTGTGAACAATTACAAGGGTGTTGAGATTAAGGGAAGGCTTGACGCATACGGCCAGGATGAAAGTGGTAATCCTATGATACTGGACCTAAAAACTACATCATCAGCCGACCCAGATGATTTTGGTCGAAAGGTATTTGGACTAAAATATACGGCTCAATGCGCTTGGTATCAAACTCTTCTAGCATTAGAACTGGGTTTAGAGGAGCCACCATTATGGCTATGGATGGTTGTAGAGACACAGGAGCCTCACGATGTTGTTTTTTATCAACCACCGGAAGAGGCTTTAGAAATTGGAAGGGCGCAGATGAATCGCTGCATTGACACATACTCGACTTGTCTTGCTACTGGAAATTGGCCTGGATATTCTAAGGGAGTACTCAGTTTGGATATTCCTGTATGGGAGAAAAAGAAATGGCTTGCAACGTAAGCGGCTTACGTTTATTGGTAGTCAATTATGAATTTAAATGAATCAAGAAATCAAAAAATACTTGGCGTCAATGGGTTCGATTGGTGGGAAGAAATCCAAAAGAACTCTGACAACCGAGCAAGCAAAGAAGATGGCTATCGCAAAAAAGGAGAAGCATGCCCAATTAGAAATTGCCAAAGAAAAGTAGCTAATCGTGGATTGTGCGGACCTCATTACCAACGACTAAAGAATAATGGAAACTTGCAAGCAGATAGGCCAATTAACTGCAAAACTGGATCTTATAATCCAAAGTGGAGAGGTGGAGAAATTAAAATACATGATAACAGAACGCTGATTTATACTCCAAACCATCCATATCCATCTCACTCTGGAGGATCGCATGTATTGCGATACAGATTAGTTATGGAGAATCATCTTGGTAGGTATTTATTGCCGAATGAGATCATTCATCATAAAAACGGAGATTGCACTGACGATAGGATAGAGAATCTTGAAGTTATGACGCAATCTCAGCACGCAACACTTCACAAAACATGTGGACAGTGGTCAAGAAAACACAAAAATTGCATCCAATGCGGAACCACATCTTGTAAGCACGTTGGTCATGGATTATGCGACAACTGCTCACACAGAGAAAAAGCTAAATGTAAATCAAAATAACAAAAACAATATGCCAACACCAATCATTATTAAACTAGACGTAACCAAGCTCAAAAAAGAGTGGTTTTTCAAAGGAGCTAAGGGCACTTACGTTGACCTTGTGCTTTACGAAAATGATCGTGAATCACCTTACGGAGATACTCACACACTCAAACAGTCCCCAAATAAAGAGGCTCGTGATGCTGGAGAAAAAGCAATCATCGCTGGTAATGGAAAATGGATGCCGCAAAAAGGCGGATCTCGTTCTGCGCCAAAAACAGCAACACCAGCTAGAGAGCACCCACTGATGAAGGACGAAGATACCACGGATATTCCCTGGTAACCTAAATCAACAAGCCCGTTGGCCGAGGGTTATATCGGCCACATTTTTTATATGAAACTTACTCTTGAGCCTACAATCAATCCTCCGCGAGAAGGCATACCATCACCAACGATCTCAATCGAGATTCCGGACGATGACATGACATGCCGAGCTACCATTATGGACCTGGTGTTTCCATTGCTCAGTGCTGCATATCCAAGCAGCAACGTGCGTAATTATTTCAATACAGACGAGATCGACGTATGAATCCAAACAAAGAAAAGATCGCACTGTTTGACGATGCAATCGTCTATCACTCCTGCAAAGAGGAAATCAGCAAAGCTGAATCCGAGTGGATTGAGTGGGCCAGAATTCGCGTGATTGAATTGGAAATGGAGGGATAATGTGGCTCTAAATTACCATGGAATCTTGCGACATTTCCCAAATGCCAGTCCCGATCTGCTCGCTTACAATTCCAAGCAAGTTACCATCATGGAACGAGATTCTAGGGATGCACCATTGGGCAAGAAAAAAGTTCAAGGATCAACTAGCCAAAGAATTCTTGTCCGTGTTACGAGCGTCCGCAAGCGACTCATTGACGAAGACAATTTGTGCGAGAAATATCATGTCGATTTATGCAGATACGCTGGAATCATATCTGGCGATGAAGCAAGCAAAACAAAAATTGAGACAATCCAACGCAAGGCAGAAAAAGGCGAAGAAGAAAAAGTGATTATTGATATTTTCTCTTGAAAAGCTAAACGCTTAGGTTATTATCATTATGAATGAAAACAAAAATCCAAACGCAGTTGAACTTGGAAGAAAAGGCGGCAGCGCAAAAAGTATGGCTAAGTCACAATCGTCTAAACTTAATGGCAAAAAGGGCGGAAGACCGAAAAAAAATGGTGGGAAATCAATTTGATAACCTTTTGGTTCTTGATCATCAATTTCAATATCTAAAAAACAAATGGTACTGCTTTTGTGCATGTAGTTGTGGAAACAAAAAATGGATAGGCATTGATGGGAAAAAGCTGAAGCAGAAAAGTTGCGGTTGCCTAAAAGGTAAAAATTCACCTGTAAAACACGGGCAATACAGAGGTGATACTGAATCAAAAACTCACATGGCTTGGAGATCTATGCTTAACAGATGTTATGGATCAAAACCTCAACATGTGAATTATCGCAAACGTGGTATTCAAGTGTGTAACCGTTGGAGATTTGGTGAAAATGGAGAAAGTCCGTTTGATCTGTTTTTTAAAGATGTTGGTCATCCTCCAGATTCATCTTACTCATTAGACAGAATCAATAATAATGGAAATTATGAGCCGTGCAACGTGAGATGGGCAACGGCAAAGCAACAAGCTGAGAATCGTTGTGACTCTAAATTTTTAACTTTAAATGGAGAGTCTAAACTGCTTACTCAATGGTGCCGTGAATTGAACTGGCCTTATTCTGTAATATGGAACAGAATCCAAAATGGATGGAGCGATGAAGAAATTTTAACAACACCAAAAGGTGTAAGAAGGTGCCGGAGAACAATCAAATAATGCCAAACTCAAAACAACCATCCGCAGAATGCCGCCTACACAATCAACTGGCTCGCACACTTAATGGAACGAAGGCATCCAAGGACGAGACTACACAAGTCCTCATCCACTTGCTAGCTATTCAGATCGCCAGCTACGACCCATTGATGCGCGATGCAGTCTGGGAATGCGCTGTCGATACGCTGGACGACATGGTTGAGGACATTGCAGCAGAGATTGACGCACACTTTATCAATAACTGAATATGAATACACCAGAGACAGATGCCGCTGAGAAAATGGCTTTTGCCCAAGAATACATGGTTCCTACAGACTTCGCCCGTCAACTTGAGCTAGAACGTAACAGTATCATCAAGAAATCTGCCGAATTGGAGATTAAATGCCTCAAAATAGGTGAAGTGATCACCGAACTGAACCAGCGCCTTCAAGAACGCCAGGAGAGCTTCCAGGCGCAACTGATCCGCATCGAGGATATATGGCGTGGTAAGCTGGTCGAATCGCGCAAGGATGCAAACAGGCTTTACAATTGCCTGCTTGAAGCTCAATTTGGCGAATCTTTGGACCATTCCTATGTGCAGAATGTGCTGGCTCAACACGAAGAACTGGCCGCGATTGGGTAGTTTTTGTTGACTCTCTTGGCAACTTGGATCAAAGTTGTGTGTCGAATACGACAAATCATTGTTGAGGCCAATGATTGCAGAAATAAATTTACCCCCTTCAAGCCACCTTTGTTCGCATCGGTGGGCCTCACTTGAAGGGGGATTTCTATGTCTATGTCTATTTCCACAATCCCTTATTGGCAAAAACTCAAAGACCCACGCTGGCAAAAGCGACGGTTGGAAATAATGAAGAAGCATGAATTCTCCTGCTCTTTTTGCGCCGATCCATCAGAAGAATTGCATATTCATCATTGGGACTATCGAAAAGGTGCAGAACCATGGGAATACGACGATTCTGAATTAGCCTGCTTGTGTCATTCGTGCCACCAAGATTATCACGAAGGAAGAACTGCTTTCAATAAAACCATGCTTCGTGATCCAATTCGATGCCTCTTGATGTTCAGCGTACAAGAGTCGATGGATTCTAATCATCCTGATCTTGTTGAGTTCTGCGAGAGCATGCTTGAATGCATCAACCTTTTCAAAAACATCAAAACTGATGAGCGAAAAAAGGAGTCACTGCGCAAGACTCGCGTAAGAAGGATTCATAATTTAATGAAAAAGGCTACATCTATTTTTGATAAGGAGGTGGATTTGAAATGATCACTATCCACAGACAAAAGCTATCGGCAAATTACACAATACTTCCAAACGACCTTTTGCGTGACAAAAGATTGTCGTTCAAGTCTCGCGGCATTCTCGCCATGATGTTGTCTCTCCCGAATGACTGGAAATCGCACGCCTCTTGGATTCAGGAACAGGGAACTGAGGGGCGCGAGGCACTTCATGGGGCATTTAGAGAATTGGAGCAGTTTAATTACCTCAAGAGAACGCAACAAAAGTGCGAGGAAACTGGTAAAATACTTCCATCTATCTGGGAGTGGCAAGATAATCCATCCAGTAACGGCTTTCCAGATGCGGCTACCCATCAACGGGAAGCCGTATTACGGGAAGCCATCTCTGGAAACCAGCATGTACTAAGTACTGAAAAAGAAGCACCCAAAGAAGAAAAGAATAAAAACCAACTTATTGAGCAGGATGATTTTTATCCATTGCCATTCCAGCAGTTTTGGAAACTTTATCCAAGGAAGAAGTCGAAGGGGCAAGCCTTAAAGGCATTCAAGGCACTCAAGGGCGTAACCAACGATATGTTACTTTCTGGCCTTAGAGTTGCCTTGGAATCACCTGACTGGCTAAAAGACAATGGACAATTCATCCCCCATCCCGCAACATGGCTAAATGCGAGAGGGTGGGAAGATGGAGAAGAAATCGAGCGGGCCGACATTAAACAGCCACAGGTTAAATTTGCCGATCCAATCAAAGACAACCCTAATTTTATGGAATTTCAAGAGTGGTTTGAAAAACTCCCCCCAGAACCAGAATCGACCATAGATGTCGATTTCAACAAAGTTCTGCAATCATACCGTGAGAATAATTCACCAGATGCCTCTATTTCGCACACAGATGGCCCTCAAAGCGTCGAGGAGGTGTCAGTATGGTAACGGTAGCTGATATTAGCCAAAAGCTCTCAAATAAAGCCTTGGAGGTCTGCAAGATGCTGCTTCCAGGTGGCAAGGAAGATGGTCAGTTTTGGGTATGTGGAGACATTGCTGGATCGCCAGGAAAAAGCCTGAAAGTAGCTTTTGTTGGCAGTTATGCTGGAAACTGGCGAGATTGGGCTGATGATTCCAATAAAGGTGATCTCCTCGACCTGTGGCGCATCACAAAAGGAATTACAGCAGCGCAAGCCATCAAGGAGGCTAAACATTATCTTGGCATCAATGATCCAGTTGATGCAAAAAAGAAAGATTACCGCAAGCCTGTAAATTCCATACCTGAACTTGCCACAGAGGGTAGAGGTGTTGCATATCTCACAGGTTCCAGGCATTTGAAGATTGACATCATACGGAAATTTAAGGTTGAGGGAGTCCGCGAAAGACAGGCTATTGTTTTTCCATGCTACGCGCCAGATGGCGAATTGATCAATCGTTCATATCGTACGCTTACTGAACCTAAACAGGTGTGGCAGGAAAAAGATTGCGCCCCATGTATGTTTGGATGGCATGCACTCAATGAACAAGCATATAAGGATAAAACAGTTCTCATTTGCGAAGGTCAAATCGACTGCATGACGTGGACTCAATGGGGAGTCGATTCTATCTCTATTCCTAATGGCACCGGCACATCATGGGTTGAGTACGAGTGGGATAATCTAGCTCCATTTGACACAATTTATCTGGCATTTGATCAAGACAAAGCCGGAAGAGAATTAACCGACAAGATCATCCAGCGTCTAGGTAAGCATCGTTGCATGATTGTCTCAATGCCCAAAAAGGATGCGAACGATTGTCTAAAATCTGGCTACACTCAAAAGGACGCTTTAGATTGGATTGGAAATGCCAAGATGGCCGCAATCCATAAATTCGTGCGTGGCGATGAATTGGAGGAACGTGTTGTGGCTTCATACACCCCCAAGGAGGAAGCCTTTACATTGCCATTTTTTAAGGGCGATTGGCATGAGGGTACCGGGTTTTATTTTCGACCAGGAGAATTGACAGTATGGGGCGGTTTAGCCTTTGCTGGCAAGAGTACTATGCTTAACTTTTTGAAGGCAAACGTAGTCAGTAAGAGGAGATATATTTTTGAGGCAACCATGGAAATGTTGGTTGAGAATCAAATCGGCAGGTTGGCAAAGGTTTGCATGGGTCATGAGATCAACGAGCCGAAGTTGCGTCGATTCTGTCAAGAAATAGGTAGGTATCTTCTATTTGCTGATGTCGTTGGAAGTATAGCAATGGAAGAGTTGATGGAAATGCTATGGTTTGCCAATCGTAGATATGGATGCACAGATTTCATTATTGACTCAATGATGAGAATTAAAGGTCAAGCTGACATGGAAAAGCAGGCTGAAATCGTGAACACTCTGCAAAATTTTGTCAAGGAAAGCGGCAGTCATGTGCATCTCGTATGTCATTTTCGCAAGCCAGTTGAAGGCGAAAGACCAACAATGTATCACGTCAAAGGATCATCTGCACTCATCGACAATCCAGACAATGTTGCAATTATCATTAGAAATAAGGCGAAGGATGACGCTATCAAGGCTGGTAAATCTCGCGAGATAATCGACGCTATGCACGACACTGAAGTGATTATTGAGAAGCAGCGCGTTAGTGGTTGGGTGGGAAGCTTCAAGTTGAAGTACCATAAAAATACCTTTTCTTTTTCAGCGGCATCAAAATGAAGTTTTGAAATCCCACTTGCATCTCAATCAAAAACGGACGTATAGTTAGACACAGAATATGAAAACCATTGATGAACTGCAAAAAATGCTACTTGAACTCTCATGGGTTCTAGTTGATGATCGCCTACCAACCAAAGAAGACGCCAATAAATACGGCGACGTAGATTGGTCCGATGGCGATGACATCTGGGAGGGTGCGTATGACCGTGGATATGATCACGCAACGCATTGGAGGAAGATTGTGCTGCCGCATATGGTTATGCCCGACTAACTACCACTGACTAATTATATCTTATGAACCTCAATGAATACCGACAGCACCTCAATGACGAGTGGGAGTTCCACAAACGGAATCCAGAAATGTTTCTCGTTTGGCTCGTCATCTTCGGTGGTGGAATCTACTGCATTTTCAATGGGAACTGAAACCATGATTACTACATGCCCAAACGATGGCAGCCAAGCCCCATCTGGTCGAGTGCATCCGCTGGTTGGGCGGTTGCCGAGAGATGGGCAGCGTTGCATTATTGAGCGACTGGGAAAACTCGAACAGGCAACGTGGGATGATTCAACTCACCAATGGATTCGCGACTACTGCCGCTTTTATGCGCCTTGGGCGACGGTCGCGAGATGGTGGTCTATTGACTACGCCGACGCTTTTCTGCCTCCGCCCAACGCCGAGGCCATCCACGGCGAGAAAGGATTCACCAAACCATGAAAAACACTGCCCGCCGTTGGATGCGTCGTCTTGTTGAGCGTCTTTCTGGGCGCTCTGAGAGGCTGCTCAAAGCGCAATGGCTCGCCCGCGTAGAAGCTCACAACAATACGGGCGCGGAACTAAACGTGCTGCGGGAGCAACTACCGCTTGTGCTTGGAGCTTTGGATACCTGCGCGGTCGCCCTCGCGGATCATGGCCACGAATGGACCGAGGGAGAGCGGGCCATCTACGAGCAAGCCGTGGAAATCCTCACCCGCGAATCTCCGCTCAACGACAAACTGAGCGACAGCCGCCCTCTATGACTACCGAATCACCAACGACGCGCGGGGCGGCTGTTCGCTCCAGTGATTGGTTAGGAGTCCGTCTATCTCGCGCTCCGTCTCTGTTCAAGGATGGGCGTCTCGTGGTCTGGTTCTCGTGCGGCGCTGCCTCTGCGTGCGCTCTGAAACTCGTGGCAGACCGTGAACCGCTCGCGGTCTATTGCGACCTCTCGAAAGACGAACACGAGGACAATGCTCGCTTCCTGATGGACGTGGAGCAATGGACTGGAATCAAGGTGCTGAAAATCAAGAGCGCGAAATATAACAGCGTGGAAGAAGTGTTCGATGCGCGACAATACATGGCCGGAACTGCGGGCGCACCATGCACCGTGGAAATGAAGAAAGTGCCGCGCTTCACGTTCCAGCGCGCCGACGACACTCACATCTTCGGAATGCCCACCGATGAGCGCAAGCGGATCGCTAGATTCGAGGCTGACAACCACGACCTAAATCTGTCATGGCCGCTCGTGGATGCTGGCATGAGCAAGGCGGACTGTCTGCAAATGCTCAAGGATGCCGGAATCGCGCTGCCGTTGAAATACCTGCAAGGCTACACGAACAACAACTGCCACGGCTGCGTCAAGGCAACCTCGCCGCACTACTGGAATCTCGTGCGGAAAACAAACCCCGAAGTGTTCAGCCGCCGATGCGAGCAAAGCAGGCGACTCGGAGCAAAGCTCGTGCGCTACAAAGGCGAGCGAATATATCTCGACGAACTGCCGCCAGACGCGGCGGAAGTCATCACCGAGGACTTGTCGTGCGGCCCGCAATGCGCTGACGCGAGGACTCCTAACGATAAAGATGTGCCGACCGAGGGCGGCGAGAAAAAACTATGAAAACACAAACGACTACCACGCCGACCGAAGGTTGGCACCAGCGCCTGGTTCTGGCGCTCACCCGACTGAAGTATGTGCGCTTCGGTGAACCCTACTGGACGAGCCGCTACCGCTGGCTCTACCTGCCGTGGAAATGGGCATACAAGAAAAGTGCTCACGGAGGCTGGTTCTACCTCACGCTCCGAACTCCAATCGAGATGATCGTCGGTGTGGAAAACCTCGCCCGCTGGCAAAACAAACGCGCCGCCCGCCGTCGCCAGAACGCCCAAGGTGAGGGGCAGCGGGAGAAAGGAGCTTCAGATGCAAACTGACGCCCTTCCCGCTGTTCCCTCGACCGCCTTGTTCGGCATGTTGGCCCACTTCTACCGAACAGGCAGAGGGTGGATAGCCTACATCGTCCGAGGCTGGTATCTCGATTCAAATGGCTGCCCCAAAACCTACGGGGATGGCTACGAGGAATCATTCACGGACGAAACTCAATATCTGCCGAACACTGATTCTCAAACCAAAGTTTAATATGAAACCACGAATGAATACAGAATCCAAGAACGATGTTGTCAGTGTTTCATCAGAAGTCTTGTTAGGCCGTATGCTTTTTGTGTATGCGCTTAACGGAGTGATTAAATGCTTATCCGCTGAAGAAATCAGCCAGTTTGAATCTGCGATGTTGAACATTGGATGGAAACACACAGCAACCATTGACCCTGCACGCTGGATTGAAGCGATGGCAAACGGGAGGGCCGAACCTTCTGACATGCTGGATGAACTTCAATTTTGTCCGCCTGACAATCAAGCGTAGGATCAAGCAAAAGTTCTGCTACTTCATCCAACAGTGATCAGGCCACTTGTCAGCCAACTCAGGTTCTCGCATTGCCTCTGTAGGGCACCAGCACTTCATACGAAGATCGCAACTGCAAATCTGGCATGTCTTTAACAACGGATCGCTAGGCGTATGCCGAGTTGTTAAGAACTGGCTGATATGCCCAACAAGGCTACGAGTTGAGCAACTAACGCAGAACTCCACAATCTTATCCGTGTTCTTTGGGCATGTCGCACAAATGGACGCTCTACGATTTGCCTCTTCTTGATCTACAAGCTCGCCAGCCAAGTACGGCTTCACGGCGGAGTTGTAGAACCGCTTCATCATCTGAAAAGCTCCAATTTTAGCCTCACTGTCAGGATCACGATCAACGCATAAATCAGGGCGATGCTGGCAGAATGCCTCCTGCATGATGAGTCCAAGATTCACTGGAATCTCGATGCCATTTCCTGTTAGGTGTTCTTGAACTGACTTCGCTAAATCACGCCAACCGTATCTGACAAACACCGTGTTTGTAGTTTCAACGTGGTAGAAGAAGCCGTATGTATCGCCAGTGATGACAGCCGTTGGAAATAGCTCACGCAGCTTCGCGTGGTTGAATTCCTTTGGGATGGTGTTTTTGCGGATGAGTTCTTGCATCACGTTGCTGGTTTGTAGCCCCTATAGACCTTCTTGAGCGCCCTGTCGCGCACTTCGTCAGCTTTGTCCAACAAGAATGCTTTGGCGCGTTCTGTGGGCATCTGTAGAGCACGCTGGCCGTATCGCAGAAGCATCTGCTTGTAGCCCTTGCCAGTTTCAAGGCTGTAGTTGTCGGCTTCTTCCTGTGTAAGGGAGCGACGACGAGCGCCCTTGCCAACCATGCGATGTTCAGCATTGGCAGGAGTCAGCCAGATTCCACGGGAATTGAGAGCACCGAGAACCTTGTAGGCTGGATCAGTTGGTTTCACCATGAACTCGCGGCTTCCAGGATACACATTGCGTTGGATTTGCTGGCCCAAGATGTCGTAGTACTCCTTGCCTTCGTAGCGACGGTAAACAGGGATGTGCGAGGCTGTTTTCTCCCATAGCGTTTCGTATTTACGCAGATTTGGATCTTGCGCGTAGTCGATGTCCTTCAAGAATCGAGGAACGAAGCCACCAGCGTAGCTTGACATCACCTTGGCAAAACGCTCCATGCGCTTCTCGTTGGGGTCTTTGCTGGACAAGCTGTTGCCGAATAGCTCTTGGAACTGGGAAAGAGCAGGAATGTCAGCGGCAGCAGCAGCGCCAGACATTGCGGCACTTGCCATAATTTGAGCCACGTTTTTGTCATTCCATTGATCTGGCGAGAAGCGGATCAGATCAGAAAGACTTCCGATAGCTGCAAGCGCAGATGAGATAGGCCAGTTGGCGTAATTGAACACCTTGCCATTGATGCCGATGGTGTACTCCTTCTCGCCAGCAGCCAGCTTCTGCTGCTTCTTCTCAGGCGTGAGGTTACCCCATCCTCCGTTGATGAACCAACCGCGCTTCTCATCATCCGGCTCGTCTGCGATGGCCTTGAGGATTTGGTAGCCAGCAACGGATAGCATCACTCCAATGAGCTGATTGCGCCGAATTGAGTCGATGAATGCTTCTTTTCCACTGATGCGATTAGGATCAAATTCAGCCTCAAATGCGCGAGCGAAACCAATGCCTGGAATGAAGCTCAGACCTTGGTTGAATTTGTTGCCAGCGAAACGTGCGAAGCGAACACCGCCAAAGTTGGCTGCATTGTAAGCAGCGAACTGCATGAAGTAGGCGAATGCCAATTCAAGTCCAGAGAGAATCCTATCGCCATTCTGCGCTGAGTCATTCCATCCGCGTTGAGCTTGCTTTAGGAATCTGTCAGCACCCGCTTCAGCATTGGTCACAAGCGATCTGATCGCACGATAGCCGACACCACCAAGTCCAGATGGATCAAGTGTCATGGCACCTTGTTGACCGAAGAAGTTGGCGTTCTCGGACACGTTGCCTAGCTTATCCAATTCCTTCATCATGTCGGCCAGAGCGTAGGAATCCAAAATAGCCTTGTCGCGTGCAGACTTTGGAGGAGTATTTTTGAAGTCTTGCTGAATAATGGCGTCCTTGTAAGGCTTCAAATCAGACTTCTTCTCCATTTCAGCAATCTTAGCTGGATCGATTCCAATCTGGCGAAATACGATGGAAAGCGAGCCTTCCTTGGTGAGTCCGCTATTGAAAACGTCGAGAGCGGTAAGCAAACGGCTAACTGTCCGCATAAACAAACCTGCGCTCTTGACGAGAATCTTGTCAGACTTCGCCATTTGTTCTGCCAGCTTGTTGCTCTTACCGATATTACCCCACTGCATGTTCTCGGTCACATCGTTCATAGATGGATCAAGAAACACTGGATCGCCGGTCACAAGATATTGCCACGCGATACGGGCTTGGCGTCCATAGGCACTCAGCAATCGAGCGAGTGTTTTATATGCACCAGCAAGCTCAGATGGAAGCTGCTTTGGATTGGTGAATCCAGCGATGAACACGCGAGACAATGCTGTAGAAAGCTCGAATGCACCGCTGGCAACAGCAAGACCAATTGAGACGATAGTATTTGGACCAGAGAGCACACTGGAAACCCAGAAGTCAGCGATCATCTTTACCACTGGGATTTTGAGTTCGCCTTGCAGCACCTCAAGTAGCTTGTAGGCAGCAACTTGGCGCTTCACAGCGTTCAAACCTTCGTCTTGAAGAACCTCGATAAGCGAATTGATCTTCTCGCGCTCCATCTCGGTGAACTCGGATTTGATACCAAATTTCTCTGCCATGCGTTTTGCCAGTTCATCGTTATCAAAGATGCCAAGGTTGATGTCCTCAACGATACGCATCCGTTGCGCTTGAAGAGCTTTAGCGCCCTCTTTGCTGAGATTCTTCTTAGCTTCTTCTGCGCGAATAATGCGCTCAAGCATACCATCCAAGATACGCGTGCGATTGGATTCCCATGCTTCCGCGAACAAGTCTGCGAGACGTGCCTTTTGCTCTGGCGTTGCGTTCTTGAGTTCTTCGTTGGCAGAGATGGCGTCAAAGATGCGCTGGCGGTATTCTTCAACTGTCTTTGCGCTTTGGGAGAGAAGCTGACGCCAAGGTATTTGTTTGGACAATGGTGCTTGCTCACCTGGACGTGCGCGATTGATCTCGCGAAGCATTTTCGACAAGGCGCTATCGCTTTCAAGCGATTCAAGTGTTAAGCCTTTGTCAGCACGCTTTTTAGCAACCTCAACCATCTTCTCACGCTTCTTGCGCACGGTCTTTTTCTCCGGCGTGTCGGCAGCGGATTCTTCTCCAAGAAAACGCTTACCAAGGGCGATAAACTCAGCCAAGTCTTTTGCCTCCGCCGTCGCCGCCTCCTCATCCGACATTTGCAAGATGGCGTTAAGCTCATTTCTTTCAGCATCCGTCATGGATGCCTTGGCGTTTGCTGCCTTCATCGTCTTACGACGTGCATAAAATGCGAATCTCCTTAGAAGTTGAGCCATTCTTTGCCAAATAGACTTGGCCTCGCCTTCAAGTATTTGAACACCCTCTTGAATCAATGACCATTCTGCATCATTCTCAGCAGTATTGATATTCTCATCCGCCGCCTGCTGATTGGCCTTATCAGAATCGGCATAGCTATTCTGCGTGAAGCTGGTCGCATTCTCACTTCCAAAGTTGGAAATAAGAATGTTTGTTCTCGCCTCCTTCATCGCTTTCTCTGCGATTTCACGAATGAACATCCAGCTATAACGAGCCTTATTCACAAGATAGCGTCGTTGCCCAAGGTGTTGACCTTTCTTGCTACCAACGCCTTGCCAGAATGCAGATAGGCGCTCGCTAAGTTTGGATAGTTGCTTCTTTCTTCCTGGAGACTTTTCCTCGCGTGCAGCGTTGTCCACACGTTGACGAACTTCAATAGTCAGAGCGTCTTGAGCCATCAAGTCTTGCTCAATGCCGATGCTTTCAAGGAATGCTGGCGAGATGACTGAGTTCGCAATATCATCAAGCGAAACGCCTTCATTCTCAAGGTTGTTGACGTATTTGATGGCAGCTTCGCTATATTCTTCAGCAGATTTGACCGCTCGGTCAATAGGCATGAAGTTTGTGAACTGAACACCTCCAAACGGAGCCTTAGCTTTTCCGGTGTTCGCGGCATCAATATTTTGCTTGTACTCATTCGTCGCTGGACTATCTGAGTCAATCATAGATGCCCTTGCGCCAGTCTGCTGATAAGCCATCGCCAGCATCATTTCAGTCTCGTTGATACGATTCTTGAGAATATCGCCAAACTCGCCAGCCTTTGCAGGAGCGATGGCATCACGAATCTTTTGTAGCATTTTCATCACGCGCTCAATGAAGCGGCGGAATAGCGATGCTTCCGAAACCGTTTGGTGCATGTCTTGCTGAATCATCTGGCGCACAAACTCGGACATCACTGAACTGATGTTACCCTTTGGAGATGAAAATAGCTCATCAATGTCACTTGGAGTTGCGCCTGCACCGTAAAGTTGGCGAGATGCTTGAATCGCATCAAAAAGTATCCGTGTTGCTTTTACTGGATCATTGCTTGATGCCACAACCTTTCTCATGTCTTCCAACATGGATTTGTCGCTGTCGATGGCAAATTCAGTAAACGGCTTACGCCTTCCGCTGGCAATCCATGCCTCACGTTGAACTGCAAGATCAGCCGCATGAATCAGTTCCTCTACCAAAGCATTACCAATAGTTTCAATAGCTCCGTCTTCATCTAGGCCGAAGCTAGTTCCAGCCACCCTTTTACCAAGTTGTGTGGCATTGATGAGGATGGTTGTGGCCCCATTTTCATCCGCCATAACAGCCAGTCCACCTCCGATGTCGTTAGAAACTTCCTGAACTCTTGCTCCAATTCTGGACGCAATTTGAGCATAATCGGCAAAAGTGTAGCCACCACTTGCCATTCCCATGTCAGGTCTGGCCCCGGCTTTCCCTTCGCGATTTTCCCCTCTTCCTGCAATTGCCTCACGATTTCTAGAAACTTCTGATTCGACTCTTTGTGCTTGTGGTATGACTCCCTGTACTCCTTCTGGAAGGCCATCGAAGAGTGGTGTCCCGCTATCAGTCTGTCCAGCCCGGCCAATTCCAGAACCTTGTCGTAAATCTCTTTCAAGTCCGTCCTTCTGCCGGGTGTAATTATATCTACCGGCTTTAGTAGCGCCGTATGATTGAATTGGTAAAGGGATTCGCCCTCCATTGGATATAAAATTCCTGAGTTGAGTAAGTACTGTATCATATAATTCTTGGTTGATTTCTCCAGATGGAGCCGGATTCGCAGCAGACATACC